GGGCCATAGTCCATCGCGCCGCCGCCGCCGCCGCCGCCGCCGCCGTACAGGCCGCCGGCGCCGCCATCCTTGCCCTGGGCGTCAGGCGCCTGCACCGGCAAGTAGCCGCCGAGTCCGCCGCCACCACCGCCAGCGCCAACGCCGTATGAAGTATTCGCTGGAGCTGCCGTGCCGGCCGTTGCCGAATTCGTGTCACTGCTCAGGCCGCCCGCGCCACCCGCCGGCGTGCCACTGGGTGCACTCGTTCCCGCGGTGCCGTCGCGACGCGGGAATCCGAGGGTGCCGCCCCAGCTGCCACCACCACCACCACCGCCGGCGCCGAGGACGTTGTCGCCGTTTCCGCCGCCGTCGAAGCCAACCGAAGCGCCTTGCCTGCGACCCTGACCGCCGGTCGACGTCGTCCCGGTGCCGCCGTTTGCGTAGAGCAGCGTATAGGCGCCGATCTCGCCCATCGCACCACCACCACCACCACCGCCCGTGACGTATGCCCCGAACGAGCTGTCGCCACCATCGCTACCGTCATTTGCGAAGTTCTGGCGTCCAGTAATGCTGGCGCCACCGGCCCCACCGATGCCCACAGTCACCTCGACCGTGTCGGGCAAGGTCGCAAGATCCAGGTCGACGATGGAAATGCCACCACCGCCGCCGCCCTGGCCGCCCATGATGTATTCGGCAGTGCCGCAGCCGCCGGATCCACCGCCGCCGCCCGCGCCGATGGCGGTTACAGTCAGCGTGCCGCTGGCGGCCGGCTTGTACCAGGTCCCGCTCGTCGTGAAGATCTGCAACGCCGGCGCGTTCTGCGTGGAGACCTCGAAACGGAAATTAGGGACGCGGTTGCCGAAATCCTCGAGCTGGAATTCCGAGAACACCACGTACACCAGCCCGCGGTATGCCGAGACGTTGCCGACGCCCTCGAAGCTCTCGATCGTCGGGTCTTCGGCTTGGACTTCGGTGCCGGTGTAGATCTCACAATTGGCCAGGAAGGCAGCGGAGGCCGCGAGGCGATCGAGGTACTGCGCCTCCGTCTCGTCAGCCTGCTGTTCGCGGGCGTCGTACAGCAGCTTTGCATCGCCCCAGATCCGCGAGATCCCGTCGACTGGTCCTTCACATACCCCGACTGCGCAGTTGACCGAATAGCTATAGGTCTTGGTCGTCTGGGTGGGCCCGCCCTTGCCGCCCTGTTTCTTCCGCGAGACCTTCTCGATGATCCCGCTCGACCAGATCACGTTTCCCGCAATCGCATACGTGCCATAGACGATCGGGATCGGTGCCCCGACCGCCGAGGACTGCACGTTGAGATCGTTGAGGCGCGGGCCGCTGACGGTGCCGAGGTCGGTCGGAAACAGCGCCGAGCCGGCCATGCTGCCGATGGTGGCGCCGATCGCCCAGCCGACACCAGGCAGCACAACGCCAAGCGCAGCTCCGCCGATCGTCAGTGCGGCCTGGCCGAAATTCGACAAGTCAGTACTCCACGCCCGGCAGCGCCCACGCGCTGTGGGTCATGCGGATCCAGCGTCCGCGGTAACCGTGTTCGACGACGCGGCCCACGGACTCATAGGCGTGGATCAGCGTCTCGCCAGTGAAGATGGCGACGTGCGCGGCGATCTTCGTCCAGGCGATCACGACGAGCGCACCGGGCACGGCCTTCGGGATCGGCTGGCAGTGCTCGCGCAGCCGCTCGACGAGCTCGCCGGTCGGCAGGCGGCCGTAGTTCGCGATGTCGAGTCGCTGGTCGAAGATCCCGAGCGACTGCCCGACCACGATCGGCAGCCCGACGCAGTCGATGCCGGTGTAGTCCCGGCCCTGGTGCCGAAACGGCACGCCGACCCAGCCGCGGGCCTCGTCGATGACGCGCGCCGGGATCATGGTTCCTCGAATTCGACGTCGCGCGGCCAGTTGAGGAAGCGCGCCGGCCGCGGCTTCTTCTCGGCCGTCTGGCCGCCGAATGCCGCGAGCTCGCCCATGCCCGGCACCCACGCGCCGTGGCCCCGGAAGTTGACGAGGTTCGCGAAGCGGCCCTTGCACATTGCCGCCGACTTGTCACAGCCCGGGCGGATCGTGAACGTGTCGCCGACCTCGATGTCGTAGGGCATCGGCAGGTACAGCAGGATGTCGGCTGGGCTGCCGAACGCATCCTGCTTCACCTCCATGCTGAAGGTGTCGTTCGCGCCCGAGGTCCAGGTGACGAGCCCGCCGTTGAAGTAGCCGGTCTCGGCACCGATCGCCGGCGAGCCATAGGCGAGGCTGGCTGCGAACTGGCGATTGCTGTCCACGGCCGTCACGGTGCCGGTGATCGTGAGCGCGTCGATGTCGATGCCGCAGCGCGTGTCGCCGAGCTCCGCGTCGCAGCTCGAGCCATAGGTACGGACGATGTTCTGCGTCAGGCGCTGGGCGAGGCCGCGCAGCTCGGTGCGGTACTGGCCCTCGGCCGTGCGGCGGATCTCGCCGATGTTGCCGGTCCTGAGTACGATCTGGCCGTCGTCTGGCGCCTGCCAGTTCACCATGAACAGCACGACGGAGGCGTCGTCGAAGAGCCCCGCCTCGATGTCCGCGGCCGACAGGTCGATCAGGCTCAGGTCGCCCTGGTTGATCGCGCCTGTCACCTCCATGTTGTCGACGCTCATGTCCGAGGTCGAGCGCACGTCCGAGCCGGTGATGCCGGCGTGCGCGACGTAGGTGCCGGCGTAGGGAACCGTCGGAGAGCCAAGGCCGCTGATGGTCACGTCCTGGTCGTGCTCGGTGCCGAGGATCAGCACGCCGTCGCGGCGGGTGATGCGCCAGCAGACGGCGAGCGTGGTGACCTCGCCCTGCAGGTGAGCCTGCAATGCGACTGGCAGTGTCCTCACGCCACGCGATCCTTCATCAGGTGCTGCTCGGCCCACCACAGATCCGAGTGCTCGGCCCGTTCGTATCCCGGCATGAACGGCATGCCGAGCGTGTAGTGCGCGAGCTGAACGCCCGCCGGCTTCCGCTGCACGCCGACGAGCCAGTTCCAGGTGTTCGGCAGCGCGCCGATCTCGGCATCCGTCAGCCAGCAGAACTGGTGCAGGTCGCGGCCCGGCACGTCGTTGACCAGGCGCAGCGTCAGGCTGCGATTGGACGGGTGATCGCAGTTGAACAGCATCACGCTGGACCAGTTCTTGCGCCGGTAGCGGGTCTGCTCGCAGCCGTCCATCTTCGTGCCCTCGTCGCCGGCGTGGTCGTGCTTGACGCACATGACCGCGTACTTCGGGTCGGCCAGGGCAAAGAGGCGCGCGACGTCGCCGAGGAACAGCATGTCGCAGTCGATGAACAACGCCCAGCCGGTCTGCGCGAGGATCGGTGTAAGGAATCGGCTGTTCGAGAACTCCGTCGAGCACGGCGCGTCCGAGAGCACGTCCCAGAGGCTGTTGCGGTGGATCCGGTACGGGCGCTGCGACAGCCCGCAGGCCTGCAGCTTATCGAGCACCAGCGGGGTGACCACGAGGGGCCGGGTCGAATGCCGGCGCAGCGAGAACTCCGCCACCCGATAGGCTTGCTCCTCGCGTGGATCGAACCCGATGTAGATCTTCATTCCCAGACCATGAAGTGATCGCCGCCGATGCAGAACTCCGAGCGCATGCCGAGCCGCTCGAGCCAGTGCAGCGCGCCGTCCGGCTCCATGCCGAGCCGCCCGTCCTCGCCCTTCTGCTCGACGACGACCACGGGCCGGCAGCGGCGCAGCGTCTGCTCGGCGCCCTTCACCACGTCGAGCTCGTAGCCTTCGACGTCGATCTTGATCAGGTCGACGTCCTTCAGGTCGAACGAGTCGAGCGTATCGATCGGGAAAGGCCCGTCGCCGGCGATGCGCGTATGCCCGGTGTGTCCCTCTTGGAGCGCGAGTCCGACGGCGCCGGAGCGGTTGCCGAGCGCACAGCGCACAAGCGTGGCGTTCGGGTTCGGGACGTTCCAGGGCCAGATGTCCGCGGTCACCGGGTTCGGCTCAAACGCCCAGACGGTCTCGAACAGGTCCGCCAGGTGCATCGACCACAGGCCCACATGGGCGCCGATGTCGACCGCGCTGCGGCGCTGCTTGACGTGCTTCATCGCGTATTCGAGCTTTCGGTACTGGTAGGTCAACCGCCCGTTCACCTCGCGGACGGCGCCCGTGGTCATCATCTCGACGAGGTGCTGCTCGCTGAGCGGCAGCCAGACCCGGCCTACGAGCTGGGAGTCCGGAGGACCGAAGCCACGGCGGTCCGAACAGTTGCCGGCGTGATCCGTGACCACGCGCGGGTGCAGGCTGGGTGCCGAATTCGCCATCCAAGTGCCTCGGGGTCGTCGACCGCCAGGTTGATGTGTGTCTCGTAACCGGTCGTCACCGGCCGCAGGTAGCCGCCGAACAGCACGACGACCCGCCGGCCGAGCGCGGCGGCGACGTGGTGCAGCGCGCCCTCGGGCAGCACGGCCGTCGCACAGCCCGCCATCAGGTTGCAGGCGTCGGCGAAGTCCCGCGTCTCGAGCTTCATCACGCCGCCAAGCCATTTCGTGCCCGGGTTGCCGAGCTGCGCCCAGGGCACGTCCGGATAGTCGTGGACGAGCTCCTGCCATCGGCCCCACTGCTTGTTCGGGCTCGCCGTGGCCTTGATGTGAGGCTCGACGAGCACGAGGCCCTCGGCGCGCGGGTCCGGGCGCACGTCGAACAGCTCGCCGGGACTGGCCCGCCAGCTGGTGAACGCCCAGCGATCTTTCGTCGTGCGCTTGTAGTCGATGTAGGGCCGGCAGCTCGGGCCGTTCACGATCGCCGGGAACTCGCCCGGCTCGCCGAGTCGCGCCACATAGGGCGCCCGCTCCCACAGCCAGTGCCAGCGCCGGGCGCCGCCCTTGCCGTGGATCTGCACCTTGCAGCCAGCGCGGCGCGCCTGGCCGAGGACCATCACTTCGTCGCCTAAGCCGATTTGAGTCGCTCCCGGTAGCGCTTGTGAGCGGCGTAGCCAGTTCGCCGTTCGTAAGCGTGGACCCAGCGACGACGACAGATCTTGCAGGCCCGCCGACCATCTGGCGCGACGTAGAGATTCTCCCCCGATAGCGCGTGGCCGGACTTGCAGTGCGTGGCTGTGGCGCGCGCCCCTCGCTGTGTGTTCACGCGGCCCGACACCGCCTCGAGGTGAGCCGGATTCACGCAAGCCCGGTTTCTGCACAAATGATCGATGGTCAATCCGTCTGGAATTGGCCCAACCAGTAGTTCGTAAGCGTACCGATGGGCACTCTTTCGACTTCGAGAGCCATCGGATCGACTGCCCAAGCGAATGTGCCCGTAGCCGTCTGGATCCAGAGCCATTCGCCATTGCCAACATCCATTTGGCAAAGCGTCGTATGCCCTTTCGAATCGTTCGCGATCAGTTAGCCGTTTCAGTGTCACGCTAATCGACCATCCTTAATTTCTGGCTGTTCTTCCAGAAGCGCATCGCCGGGCCCTTCATGTACTCGGCGTAGCGGCGCAGCTCGATCGAGACCGCGCCCAGTGGATACGTGCCGAGCGCCGTGGGCTGGCCGAGCGCGGTGTACAGCTCGGCGAAGGCGATCGAATCGCCGTGCCAGGCCTTGCGGTCGGTCGTCATCGGCTCGATGGCTTCGAGGACCCGTTCGAACACCGGCAGCGCCGAGCGCCGCGCCAGGCGCAGCGCCGGGCAGATGTGCGGCCCGCTGTCCTGCCGATACAGCAGCATGCAGTCGGCTTCGGTCGGTTGAACCGGCCGCAGGATCTCGGAGTCCGGCTCCGTGAACAGGTAATCGTCCGTGCCTGCCTCAGCGAGGAACGTCGAGAAGCAGACCTCGCGATTGTAGACCACCTCGGCCGGGTCGAGTCCGCTGAAGCGGATGGTGCGGTGCCCCCATCCCTCGTGGCCGTCGAGCGTCAGGTGAATCACCTCGAGGTCGAGCTCCTCGCAATTGCGAAGGAACTTCTCGGCGATCCGCTTGTACAGTCCGGCCGGCGCGTCCCACAGGGGCTTGGCGTCGGCGTGGTAGTAGACGACCTTCACGGCTTCAGTCGCTCCCAGACCTCGCCAGAGCGCATCTCCGCGAGAGTCCACTGGTGACCGGCGATACGGGCGAACAGGTCGCGGCGCTCGTCCTGCGTCGGTCGGTAAGGATTCTCGATCTGTTCCCACAACGTCCCGAGGCGGGCGGCGCAGAACGTCGCCTCGGTGACGATCACCGGCACCCCGGCGGCCAGCGCATCGAGCGCCACGGCCGAGGAGTGGGTGATCACCAGCCAGGCGTCCCGCAGCGCGACCTCGATCGGCTGCAGCCGGCCCCACCGGTTCGGCTTCTGCCGGAACACGATCGGCCGGTCGGTGTGCTGCCGGACCTTCTTCGTGATGCGCTCGCTGAAGCACACCGGGGAGGTGCCGGCCCAGAGCTGGTAGAAGCCCGGCGACTGCATCGCGACCAGGACGTGCCGGCCGCCTGTGTGCGTTGGGGCCACGTTCACGCCGAGCAAGTCCAGGCGCGCGAAGTCGGGCTGACCCCGACCGTCGCACCAGAGCCGCTTGTGGCTGATCCGGTAATACTCGCCGCGGCGCCAGTAGCCGTGGTCGACCTGATACCAGTCAGGCAGGACGCCGGGTTGCATCAGCGCCGCCTGCCGGGTGGCCATGCCGGAAATGAACCCGGTGTTGCCCCGCGCCTGCCAGTCGATGACGACCTGGCCGCCGCAGCCGTCAGCCAGTGCGTTGCAGAGGCTCAGGCTGTACGGCTTGCGATGGTCCGCGTAGCAGGTGACGGAAGGCGTGACCAGAGCCGATCTCCTCGACGGACCACATCGCCCAGGCGAGCTGGGTCAGGAACTCGCCCCGGTCGCCCCGGAAAGGCTCGCCGAGGACCTTGCCGAATGGCCGTGCCGCGGGCGCCCCGATCCACTTCGGCAGTCCGTGATAGACCGGCACGCCGTAGAGCAGCGCCTTGATCGCTGCCCCGCTCCCCCAGGTGACGACGAACTTCGCGCCGGCGAGCTGGGGATACAGGGTCTCATTGTGCTGCTTGGCGCCCGGGTGCCCGCGGACGACGACGCGGTGTCCCATGGCCTGCAGGTGCTTGGCGGCCCGCTGATGCCAGCCGGAGGGCTGCGCCACTGGCGGGGAGCCAATGCCGCGCTGGGCGAGCACCAGGGCGTAGTCGCCACCCGTGCGCCACGGCCACCAGTCGGCGTCGAAGATGTCCGCACGTTCGGGCCCGCCGATCGGCCAGCGGCCCGCGCCTGCGTTCCAGTTGAGTGCGAGCGAGTACCAGACCTGGCCGCCCCACTCGCGGCCGAGGTAGCCATTCTCGGCGACGATGACCGTCCCGCCGGCGGCCTCGTACTGCAGCGCCATCTGATGCCCGGCGCCGTACCGATTCCAGATCAGCAGCGCGTTGCCGGGGCGTGGGTCCAGGGGCCCGATCTCGTAGCCACAGGCACGCAGGCCGTCGCAGAAGGCGTCCCGCCGGTAGTGCGGGGCCTCGCGGACGGCGACGTACGCCCTCACGGCCGCCGAGCAGCGTCGTCCAGCAGCGTTTCGATGCGATCGAGTCGCTTCACGATGTCGACCTTGAGCTCCGCCTGGTAACGCTCCATCTGCGCGGAGCGCATCTCCAGCGCGTTGAGGCGCGTGGCCGCCTCGAGGTGCTCGATCTGCTGCATGCGGCGGTCCATCGTGTCGAACCGCTCCATCATCTGGCCGGTCGAGAACACCAGCGACAGCACCAGGGCGCCGTCGACGATCAGCGATCCGAGAGGCACGCGGAACCGCGTCAAAGATTCGGGACTGGCCATCATCACCTCTCAAGCAGGAATTTTAATCCACCTCGAGGCGGATTTCTTTTAGCGAGAACGAGACAGCCTGCTGTCGGTGACTGATGATCTCGACTGGAAAGGAACCGTCAAAGCGCATCGGCAGATCGAACTCGCCGCCCCAGGTCAAAGTCCCGGCGGGCGTGAACAACAGCGATACGCGGCCGGTCGTGTAGTCGACGGTGTAGTGCGTGGTCTCGGTCTTCAGCGTGCCACCGTCGGCGATCAGGATCGTACCGGAGACCGGTTTGAAGATCGGCCGGTCCTGTGACAGCACGCCGTAGGTGTAGCGCTTGACGAGCTGGTACTCGGCGGGGCTCTCGCCGACGACCGCGAGCAGCGGGCAATCAGTCGACGCTGGGGTGCTGCCGACCGCGCACGACTTGAAGTCGGTGTAGTCCTTGACCCGGAACCCGTAGGCCGGGCCGCCGACCGCGTGATAGAAGCGCAGAAGCTCCTGCACGGCCGGGTCGCCGCCCTCGCTCGGCCCCACCGTGAGCGTGATGCGCGTGAGTGGGTACGCCCAGTTGCGGTTGCGCCGCTCGACACCGCTCGCCCGCTCGATCGTGGTGACCGAGTACATCGGCTCGGAGATGAATCCGTAGCGCGGGCAGCCCGGGAAGCGAGGTGTTTCGAGGAAAGACATCAGTTGTTCCGGACGTTGGCGCGGGAAGCACCGCGCGCCGCGGCCGCCGCGATCTGCTGTTCCGTGGCCCGCGAGACGGTGCCGTTCGGTGCGTTGATCGTGAAGTTGTTCTGGACGGTCATGCCCGACGAGCGCATGCCGAGCGTCGGGCTGCGGATCGGCGAAGGCATCGCGGCCACGAGTCCGCCCTCGGCGAACCCGGGCA